CGTTTTTACGCTGTCGGCGCACTTGTGCTTGATGAAGCACTTGTGCTTGATGAAGACACATCGGGTGGTGTTACCACGCCAAACTCGCAAGTCGGATTGCCTTTAGTGCGTAGAGCGTCAAAGGTGTATTTGAGATTGATACCGTCTTCGCTGCTGTAACTTGGTTCCATAGAAACCTTTGCACGGCGGATATATACACCTGCCGCTTTGGGATTTTCCGGCACAAGTTTGATAGCATAAATGCCACCAACAATACCGTCATCGTCCGTAAATGGTTTCTTACGCAGTCCTTTGTCTTCCAACGCATAGCGAATCTCTGTAACAAGAGCATAGGTATTCTTGTTGTACTTAACGATTTCAACATCGCCACCTTCAACTTTGGCTTCTTTCTTGTCGCCCTTTGTTACTTCCATTGTGGTAGAACCCTCAATAGATGGCGGCAACAAAAACCAATCGCCCTCTGCGCCACCTACAATAGGTGCGGCATAGATGTCAGGCTTGCCCCACGAAAGGTCTTGAACTTCTTTTGTTTCTCTTGCCATTGTTGTATGCAATTAAATGTTAATAATCTTCGTTTACTACCTTAAAGTCCATTTTGAGCGATACAAAATGCTCATTAAGGTTAGGCTCTGCCAGAGTTATTATCAACTCGGAACGAGTGAAATAAACCGATGAGCCGGTGCGTATCTGCTTGGGCAAAACATCAAGCATTGCGCTTATCTCACGGCATCGCTTTATGTCTTTATAGTACTGACCGCTATTAGTGAGTATGTCGGGGACATAAACATTTACCACGCAAGTGCCTTTGATTAAGTCGCCACCTTGACCGCCACTTACCGCAACAACGACATCTTCCTTATGTTGGGCATCTCCCTCATAAAGCGGTCGCATATCACGATAATAGACATCGCCACTGATAGGCAACGCTGCCTCTTTGACACGCTCGTAAAGTATTTGTTCTATTTGTTCCGCAGTCATAACTCTATCTTCATTTTAGTCAGTTCCTGCTCCAAGATGTTATCTAATCGTAGCCTTGCGCCATCGAGTACCATAAACCCTTTTCTCTCAACATAGATTGCGTAATCCATACCTGCCACTATCACCAAAGCCAGCTCTTTCTTGCTCACTTCCGTAGCGTGTTGGCGCAGTGCTTTGCGACCTTGTGAGCCTCCCTCACCGCCACCAAAACCACCACTACTGATTATCTGACCATCTTTGACAATTCCGTAACCGATAGAGGCTGTCAGATTGCCTGTTTGGTCTTGATAATTCTTTGTCGCCCTCGCTATCTCTACTGCCTCACGCCCTGCATTGTTTAGCGCAGAGAGTAACTGTTGCTCCAAGAGTTGAGGTAATGATTGTAGTTGCTTGACGACAGCTCCGCAGTTATGTCTTATACCCATATCTCTATTGTGCCGGTCAATTTGTAATACTCGATACGTTGTACCGTGAATGTTCCAAGTGAACCCTTATCCTCGTGTTCGAGTGAAATAGTCTTTGGATTAAAACCATTGCCTACATCTTCAAGATTGCACGTTACGCTATATGACACCTGCTTGTATCTGCCATCATCGTATTTGCCTTTCATATTTTCCGATGCCGTTGTAATAGTACAAACGACCTCGTTCATATCAACGTGCTGTGCTTTGATTGGCAGACCATTCTCGTCAATATCCCCGCCTGTTGTGGCGGAAGAATAGCGCATTGTGCCGTTTGAAAATATCTGCATAGTGGTCTATTACCATTTGTCAGACGCATCTCGAATCACCGAAGCTGCCTCACCGATGAGCGGTTCGCCATATTCTCTGTATATGGCATTTGCCGTTCCGCGCACCTCAGCCGATGCCTGCGCTGTGATACTACCGCCTTGTGAGAGGTTTACCATAGTAAGTACAAAACGCAGAGTGTCGGCATAAGCAAGACGAAAACCCTTTGATTGGGCAACTCTATAATCGAAATCTTCGTAAGGACTTATATCCCGACCATAGAGTTTTTCTTCCGCTTGTGCGTTAGTGAGTGGGTAATTAACCCTTGCTTTCAGTGCTTCGAGTATGGTCATTGCTATTTACTCTTTTTGGAAGAACGTTTACCGCCTTTGGCGGGTTTCTTCGGGTTCGGATTTTCTTCTGGGTTGAGTGTGGCAGTATCTTTCACCTGCTCGCTCTCTTTCACTTCGACATTCGCAGTAGGTTCAGCCTGCTCGGTCTTTTCTTCCTTTACAGGCTTAACCACCTCACCTAAACCACGAGCCACGATATTGCGAACACGCTCTTCGTCTTTGATGGTGATCATATCACCGGCGTTATATACGACAGCGTAGTTCGTAATATCACGGAATCGCTTAATAACTTTAATCTGTGCCATAATTACGCAACTACTTCAAGTGAGTTAAGCAGATATATTCTATCTACATTGTTGATAACCGGCACTACCATAGCTTGTGCGGAGGTGAACTCTACCAGCGGCTCGTTGTTGGCATACTGCGACACCAGAGTGTACTCGTTTGCCATTTGATAAGCCACACCTGCGACAGGTCGTGTTTCCTCTGCGGTAGAGGTATAAACGAGGTCGCCAATGCGGTCATCACATACGAGAGCTGCGACACCATTAGCCCAAGCTTTGTGGGACTGCTTAACACCATTGATTTCCGTAGGAGTAGCACGTACAACACGGTGAATCTCGATATTCCACTGCGAGCGGAATAACTCTTGGAGTTGAGCGAATGAGAGGTTAGGTACATTAGCACCACCACCAACGAAGTTCTGACGGAAACCGAACAAACCACGAATCTGCTCGTTAGAGTAGAGAGCGCGGAAGAAAGTATCGTCTGCGTATAAGTGGCGAATGATATGACCATCGGTAAGAGTAGCCTTGTCGAATACCTTTTGCAGGTCGTCGATAGGTTTAGCGGTTGCGTCAGACCAAGCTTTAGCAACACCAAACTTGTTTTCGTCTTGATAGTGCATATCAATGCGAATACCCTCACCGATGTTGTGTGAGGTCAGACCAACGCCGGTTGAAAGCATAGAGAGGAATATATCCTCGATACGCTCATCAATGCCATTGATTGCCTTTGGAACGTCCGAGAATATACGATTAACGATATCCGTTTCGGGGCGGTTCTGTGCAACCATAGCATCGATGTTTTTCATCTCAACCTCGTTGAGGGAGTACTTGACACCAATCTTCGGAATTTCGCCTACCCATGTTGCGAGTGAATCACGACTCTTCAAGGGCAGCGGTGAGCCTAAAGCCACTACGTCAGCAGCAATGCTGTGATACTTGGCTGTGATACTTGCCCAACGACCATCAGCAGAAAACTGCGGAGTAAGGAGCGTAGGGAACAAAAACGGGATTTGGTTGTTGAGGCTTCGTCCGTTCAGTTTCTCAACAACCGAGAGAACATAGTTCGGAAAGAACTTCTCTACATACTGTGGAAATAATGAAGTTGTCATCTCTTTGTTTCCTTTCTTTTAGAGTTAGTTACTTGCGGAGGTGCTTGACGAACCTGCGCTTGTGGATGTACTTTCCGTTTCTGCTTCTACCTCTGTTTCGTCTTTAACGAACTGTATCAGCGGCAATGCACTCTTGACTGCATCGGTAATCGGGAACGGGCAAGCCGACTCGTTTACCACACCGCTGGTCAGAATAGCCGCAGACTTGGTTTTGAGAATAGAGCATTCCACGATACCCACATACTTGTAGCCTTCGGGGAGCGTGTAAGACGCAACGCCATCGGTTACGGTAGGCACGAGTGGTTTATACAAACCTTTTCCGTTGGTGATAACCACTACGCCGGCAGGTATTACATCTTCCGTGTAGTTGGTTACGTCAAGGTTGCGCCCACCCTCAATGCCTGTGAGGTGCTTGCGGATTACGATACCATCTTTTCCGCTGATGACCTCAATCTTTTCTTTTGTCAAATCTAACTTTGCCATAATGAGCGTTGTTTTTAATTCACCCTTAAAGTTTCAACTTGGCTACCATTGCATCGGTGTCGGCTTTAGTAGCTTTCTCTCCGCTGAACTTTGCCGCGCTGTCCTTTGAGGGTAAAAAGTTTGTTTTTACTTGTTGGGCAAAGTCGGAAAGGATTGTGTCTATTTGCTCATCGGTCGTTTCTTCCGTTATCTCGGCGAACCCGCGAGCAACTAACCATTCCGGGATACCCTTTTCTTTTGCCTTTGCAGCGATAGACTCTTTCCGTGCTTTAGCTGCGGCTGCTTTGTCGGCAGCGGTCTTTTCGTCTTCCAACTTCTTGATAGTGGCTGCTTGACCTGCATTTGCTTCGTTAAGAGTTTTGATAGTGGCTTGCACATCTTCCAACTTCTTATTGAAAGCCGCTTCCAATGCCGTAAATTTGTCATCGTCGCCCTTTCCGCCACCCGATGATTGCAGTTTCGCTTTAGCTTCTTCGAGGTCTTTGAGGGCTTTTGCGAGCTTGTCGCTTTCAGCTTTTAGTGCAGCCGCGTGGTCGTTTTCCGACTTTGCTTTTGCCTCCTCATACTCCTTTTTCACCTTTGCGAGGGCTGCCGCCACTCGTTTGTCGTTGTCCTTTTGTAGTCCTTCCAAACTGGCTTTTTGGGAGTCCACTACGCTTTTAAGGTTCTCGTCTGTAACAAGACCGGTGCTTGCAAGTGCTTCGGCTCGTGCCATCAAGATTTCATCACCTAACCCAAGATGCGTAAATTCTTGTTTTAGGGCATTAAAGATTTTGTCTTTCATAAAAGTGATTGTTTAGTTTGC